ACCATTTCCATTGTGAGTATTTCCATCTTCATCTGTTATAGAATAATTACCAGTATCAGGATTATAACTACCTCTTTTTGTTACATTAAAATCATTTTCATTTGAAGATGAAGAACCAGATGAACCTGAACTTCCACTATTACTACCGCCTGATAAACTATCTGGAAGAGAAGTAGATGCATTTACAATTTCTGCTAATTGAGCATTTAGTGATACTAATTTTTCACTTAAAATTGCAACTACAGAATCAACGTTGTTTTCATATTGTTCTAATAATTGAGTTGACATTGCATCTAAATTTACCCATTGTTCATCAAATTGGAGTTTTTGAGCATCGAATGATGCTTGTTTTGTGTCGATTAGTGATTGTTGATAATCTATTTCTGCTTGAAGAGTCGCTCTTTGATGTTTTAGGTTGACATCATCTTCCCAGTCTAGATAGTCTTCTTGAGCAGATTTTAGATCATCCTGTGCAGACTTTACATCATTCGGGTTTGCTTGCCAAGTCCAAGTATCACCTACAAGAATTCTAGTATTTTCCTCATTTAAGACATTATTAAGTTTTTGTTTTTTTTCTTCGATATCTAAGAGACGCTTTGCTCTTTCTTCCGATTCTTCTTCTTTTTCATTTTTCTTTTCTAGAGCATCAATCTCTTCTTGAATACCTTTTATTTTTTCTTCTCTACGTTTGATGTATGCTTTCAGGATTTCTTCTTCTGCATCTAACTCTGCTTGTTCTAGTGCTTTTTGAGCTTCGATTACATCTGTAGCGAGTTGTTTTGCTGAATCTTGAATTGCTTTTTGATAATTTAGCTGAGACAGAGTTGCTTCTTCTATTGATTTTGAAAGTTCTTTTTTTGCCTCAATAGATAAATTATCACTTGCTAATTGTTGAGTCATATAAGCAATTGATTTTAATTGTTCATCAGATAATTGTTTGTAAAGAGATGTTTGGAGAGATAATTCTTTACTGTAATCTGATGAAGTATTTTCCAGAAGAGACATTCTAGCTTTAGATAGGTCAAGTTGAGAATTTAGAGAGTCTATGGAGGAATTAAACTTGGATATTTGGTCTGTTACGATGGAGTAGTTTATGTCGGGGAGGGTGGATTGAAGAACTTTTTGTGATTCTGCATTTTCATCCATAGCAGATTTATTAGACATCCAAGCATTACGAAGTAATTGAAGTGATTTAAAAGTCTCATCCATTATCTCACGAGTTTTTTCTGATGCTTTATTATGTTCTTCAATATATGCAACGCTTTCTTGATTGTCATTTCCAGTAAACCATCTTTCACTAACATCTCCAAATTGAGAGGATGCAGATGATATAGCAGAATCTTTTGCTTGGTTTATTTTGGAACGAGCTGTGTTAAGAAGGGATAATTCTTGAGCTTGTGAGGAAATTAGGGAATTAGTTAGGGAGAGAGTTTTTTGGTAGTCTTTTTGGGATTGTGCTTGAGAGAGGTCTTTTTGGATTGAATCCGATTTGGCTTTTTGAAGGAGATATTCTTGTTGGATTTGATTGATGAGGGCTTCTGTTGTGGATTCGATTTGGGGTTTTTCTTTGTCTTTCTTATTGTCGCTTTTAGACATGCCAAGTTTAGAAAAATCAATGCTTTTTGTTCCACTCATTGCAATGTCATCAAATTTCTTCTTAACTGCCGAAGAAGCATCATAATACGCCTTAAGTTGTGATCTCATTTCAGGAGTAATATAGGTTTCTTTACCGTCTTGGCCTACAATAGTTCTACCGCCATCAATAATATTAGCATTGGTCATATTACCTTGTGCATCGTAATATTGCGACCACATTCCGGCTAAATTTTTCATCAACTCATTTTCAACTTTTAATTTTGCTTCAGCTAATGATTTTGCTCCAGATAGATCGACTTCACGAGCACCATCTAGTCCAGCAACAAACTTTTGTATACCTTCAATATTTTTATTATAGAAATCTTCACTATCATTAAGCATGGTAATATATGCTTGTCTGGCTTTTTCTTGCTCTTGTTCTATAATGTTTGTTAATTCTTGATGAACAGCTTTTTCGTCGCCAAGGATTCCTATTAGGCTTTCATGTTTATCGCCAAGTGCTACTAGAGTGTCAAGCGAAAAAGCTTTATTCTCTGCGTATTCATCGAGAGCAGATTGAATTTCGGTAATTGCAGATGAAGAATCAGAGAGAGTTTTTTGGAGTGATTTGAGGGATGTAGTTACAGTATTTATTTTATTAGATGTTTCTGTGGCATTGGGGAGATTGAGCATATCTTTTAATATTTTCCCTGCTTCTTCTCCATTAATTCCTAATGCTTTTAAATATGGAGACAAATCAGAAATTGCTTTTTCGTAAGTGTTACCAATTACATCTTTGCTTGCCCCACTTTTTGCTAATTCTTCTAATTCTGTTTTTGCTTTGCTTAATTCAGAAGAAAAATCAGAACTTTTAAGACCATCGAATATTTTAGTAAACTCTTCACCTGTAATTTTACTTTCGTCTTTAAGTTTACTCAAATCATAGATTAATTTTGTAACTACTTCTTTACCTAAAGATTGTGCAGAATCGCCACTTTTTAAAAACGAATCTGTTAAAACTGATAAATCTTTTCTACTTTCAAGGATTTTTGTACTAAGCGTAGATAATTCGTCTTTTATACCTTTTAAATTATTTTTAGCAATTACTAATGAATCATTTCCATATTCATCAAATTTAACTTGGTTTCCATTATTAATATCATCAATCGTCTTTAAATATTCTTTTTTATGCTGAGTTAATAAATCCAATCTTTCTTGATCTTTTTGTAATTGAGAGAAATTATTTGAACCATCAGTAACAAATGTATTAGACATTTGTTCTTGTTTAATCGCCAATAATTCTTCATTTTCTTTGATTGCTTGTTTAATTGCTTCTGATGAACCTATTATTGAGCGACCTTCAGCATCGTATCCTTCAATTAGATCAGGAAATTGAGCAATTAAACGATCTTTAACTTCGGCTAATTTAGCCTCCTCATTGCTATTACGAGATGTAATAGCAGATAAAGATTCATATTGGTTTGCTAAATTCTTACTTTCTGCTGTTTGTTGCTTAAGAGAACTAATGCTTCTATTAAGTTCATCAAATGCTTCTTTTTGTTTTTTTGCAGAACTTTCTGCTCTGGCTCCCATAAAATCAAATGCCACTATGACAGCAGTAACAGCACCTACAACTAAACCAATTGGATTAGCAAGCATAGTAGCCCATAAACCTTTAATTGCAAAAGTTAATGCTGTAGTTGTACCCATTACTCCGATTTGAGCGAAGGACATTCCTGCTAATCTAGCTTGTGTTTGAACTAGACTAGAATTTAATAGCATAGTAGATAAAGATAAGTTCTTTAAGAATGTTAAGAAAGCAGTACCTTTATTTACTGCAAGTAAGGTAAATATTAATCCTAAAATAGTTTTCAGATTACCAAAGTTGTTTATTAATAGAGTTATTCCACCTATCATACTTTTAACAAAACCTGTGTCAATAGTATTATTCCAGAAATTATTTATTGCATTTCTGAGCTGATTAATCTTGGTTTCCCAACTGCCCATTCTCACTTCATTCTCAGTCATAGCCGAACCGGAAGCAGTAGAGTATTCAGAAAGCATTTTTTCATACATATCAAAATTTTCTACTAGAGCCACTAACTGGTTTCCTCTAAATTTTCCACCCAAAGAATCTATAATTGGAGCAGTTTTCATGGAACTGAGTGAACCCCAAATGGTAGATAATTCTTTAAGAACTTCCATTGGATTTCTTATCTCTTCAACACCATTTCGCAATTCATGAACTTTAATACCAACATTATCTAATGCTTCTGCTGATTTAGATAATGCAGCATCGTCTATTATTTCTCCGTCTTCAGTTTCTCCCTTAATTTGTCTGATGTTCATCAAAATACTGCGAAATGCCCGTCCAGCCTCATTTCCCGAACGTTGTGTCACCGCAGTCATAACTCCAACTGCTGAAGCTAGTTCATTTACTCCAACTGATGCGTTTGAAGATATAGATCCAGCCACGGTTATACCTTCAGAAACCTTTTGAATTGAAGTTGCGAACTTGTTATCAATAGTATTTACGCCATCAAGAACTTTCATTAATTCTTCTTGACTACCCTTATATTTATAAGCAGCATCCGTGGCAAGTAAAAAACTATTGGCTTGTTCTGCTGTTAATTCACCAACGTTTTGTGATAATAAAGAAATTTTAGCTAAATCTGCTGATTTTCCTTCATATCCAGCACGACTAAATTCACCGATTGATTTTAAATAGTCTTGCGCAGTACGTCCAAAAGCATTCGACGCTTCAAAGGCACTATTTTTTAAATTGTCCATAGCTTCAGCACTAAGATTAGTTACCTTGGCAATATTTACCATTAATCCATCTAATTCTTTTAATGTGGTCAGACCAGCCTGCAAAGACCTGAGTGGCGCGTACATTGCGGTAGCTCAATGTTATTATCCATAAGGCTTTTTATCCCTATGTTCTGGAAGTTGCCTTCATACGTTTATATTTTCAAAACGATACGTCTGTCGATTCAGACCAGTTTAGCATATATTTTCTTCGCATTGTTTTTATAAAACAAAGGTGATAAGAAGGAGGAGACTCTTGGGGATATTTTTGCTATCATATTGCTCAATCCCTATGCGTTACAAAGACTTGTGATACAAGCCCTCTCGATACTAGGTCAATGACCCTCTTTCGAATTTCCCCTCTCATGATTTGTAGTTACATTATCACTTTCACTACAAACGGCAGTTTAATTTCCACCAAACCCCACGCAAGCATCTTACCGAAATTTTTTGTAAGCGTTGTCAAAAAACTATCGGCAGCACCATTTATCCTTGTAATTTCTGCTGTAGCACTTCTTACAGACGTTGTTAATTGAGCAAATTGTAAATTTAACTCTCTAACCGACCTTCCACCAACTGTACCAAATCTAGCCACATCTGCTGTTAATCTTGCTACTTGTGCTTGGATTTCTGGTCGTGCAAAAATAGTTTCTTTACCAACTTGTAAACTAGCTAATCTATTTGCCATATTCCCTTGATATAATGAAATATCATTAGCACTTAAAGTTCTAGTATTTGTTGTTGCCATGACACGTTGTAAATCTCTATATCTTGATATTTGCAATTCTAAGTTGCTAATATTTTGGATTATTCCTCTTCTTTGTTCGTTAGATAAACTCGTATTGCTTGCTCTTACTTGGTCAATGGTTGACTTAATCCTATTATATTGAGCAGTTAATGCAGACAGATTTTCTGCATCTTTTATACCAGTTGCGGGAGAGGTAAATCCAACTCTTAATTTTGCAATTTTGTTTTCATAAACTTGAAGTTTGTTCAATGCAGATTGTATATTTGATCCGGCATTATTATCAATTAAATTTGCACCACTAAAAACATAACCTCTTTGTACGCTATTTCCAGATTGTATTCTTGCTATATCGAATTTTAGTTTCTCAACAACTCCATTTGCCTTTGTTACATTTGCTGTAAAACCAATTATATCTTTTTGAGAATTCTTTAAAAAATTCACATCAACTGTTCCAAGAGATTTAAACTCTTTTTTAACTCTTTCAACTATATTGGAAGAAGACATAAAAAATTGTCTTCCGTCAGCTTCTAGTTGTTTTCTATTAAATACATCAATTTTTTGATTACTGGCTTGTTGTGCTGTTTGTTTTACTTTATTAATTGCAGTAGTAACGCTATTTAATCCAGAAGCATCAATTTTTAATTTTACAGAAATAGCTTTTGTAATTTTTGCGTTTAGTGAAACTATTTGATCTTCAATTTCTTTTTTTGTTGATGAAAGTTTCGCTTTGATTAATATATTTAAGTCATCCAAATTAATCCACCTCTCTTTTATAATTTAGGGCATGAAAATACCCTACCTTCAAAGAGTAGGGAGTTTAGATTCATATAATTAATGTGTTTTTATTCCTTTTGTTCTTAAATATCCCTTTAATCTAATCATATGCTCTTTTGTTTGCTTCATTTCTTCTACTGTTAATTTCATATACTCAAAAGCTGGAGTATTATAATAAGGATTGAATTTTTGATTACCATATTCTAATGTAAATGGTAGTTGTTCATTATATGGACTTCCATCAAACGATTGATGAATACCCCACATACCTTCTGGGCCATCTCTAGGTATGATTTTATCAGCGTCTATATAAATTTTAACTGATATTTCATCACCAATTACAGAAACCTTTCCTATAGTCAAGGCTCGCAAAACTTCAAATGATCTAATGTACATTGTGTGCTCATTCGCATAAACAGTAGATAAGAGATACTTTTGAACAGTATCTCTTACACTTCTTGCCATATCATCTTGCATAGCATTTGCAACATTCTTTTTAATATGAGAAAACAAAGAATTTAAATCTTTAAAGTCAGGCATCTTTATTCCCTTTACTCCAACCTATAGCATCAGTTAGAAATTTAAATGAATCAGGAGATATTTTATTTATCTGCTTACTTAATTTAGGAATCATTTTATTTATTTCATTGCTATCAGGAAGTTTTTCTACAAGTTTACTCAATTGCTTACTAACCGCACTAGCCAAACTATTATCTACTAATTGAATTTGCTCAATTTCTTTTTGTAAAACATTATCAATGAATCTAATTTCTGATTCTGGGATATTGATTATAATTTTATTAATTATACCTTTCTCTTTAAGTTCATCATAAATCTCAACAATATCTTCTGTTCCAATATTAATTCCAACATATAAATTTACTAGCATATATTCATACGCAAATTCTTTTAAAGTAAAATCAATTTTCTTAATATCTCCTTCAATAATACAAATATCTAATATCTTTTCAATTAATATTTTTTTCTCTGTTATAATCATTTTCTCTAATAGTTTCGATTGTTAATACGCTTGCTTCTTGCATAATTACACATCCTTCTTATTATTCGTAATATTTTAATATATTTTCTATATCTGATTTAATTTCTTGTAGATACTTATCCTTAACTACTTTAGATTTCACTATGTCTCGATTATAATCATCTTTACTTAATATTCCATCATCTAATAATGTTTTTGCATTCCTTAAAATAAATTCATTTGCTGACAATACTTTATAATTATTCGCAAAACTATTGACATAAAGTTTAAAATCTATTTCATTATCATTTGATGCTTTTATTTTAGAAAAATCATCGTATTTATACTCAAAAGTTTCTCTATCAGGAATCTTATCTGCTATTGCTTGATTATATAAGCTTGCTGAAAACTTTGTGATATTGTTTGCATTACCAGTAAAGGATGAAGTAAATTCTTTAATATGCTCTTGTTTAAGATTTATAGAAGAAAAAGAAACTTGTTTATTATTTGAGCAACCACTTAGTCCTATAGTTAGTATTGTAATGATTAATAAGATAGTGAATTGTTTTTTCAGCATTGTATATGACCTCCTATTATTGAGTTATTAAAGTTATGTTCATTATATGATAATTGGAGGTCATATACAACAAAAACTTGAAATTATGTAAGTGTTTATCTAAAAGATTTTGTTATTATAAAGATGATTGATTATTTTTATTTATATTCAATGTTCTTTTACCCATACTATTTGCAAAATTGCTATATTTCCCATATCTTTTGATTATTTCATGATATATTCCAGATTCTTTTCTAGATATAATCATCGTACTAGGTAAAACATCTTGATTATTACTATATGGCATTAACACTTCTAAAAGTTCTTCATCGGTCATACTGAAACATTCTCTATAATTTATGTTATATGTATTTTCTACATGTTTTAACTCAATTACCAAGAATGGTTCAAATATCTCTTTAAGAGTTTTAGTTTTAACATCTTCTGGGTAAATAAAAAGACACTTATCTAAGTGTCCGTTTAATCTTAATATTTCAATTTTGTCATCCAATCTTTCTTTATACTTTCTTCCTATGCCACCCCTTGGTTTATCTGAATACATTCCTGCATACTCTACGTATCGCCATTGATTATTAATAAGCACTTTCCAATCAAAAACTTTTTTACTATCTTCTATTAATTCTTTATATTTTGGTTGTCTAACAAATATTAATTCATTGTCGATAAAGAAATTGGAAATATTACATTCTTCTAGTGATTTGCATTTTTCTCCGTTCTTATCAAAACATATCTTACCTGCTCCTCCACCTTTATAATATTTTTTATAATCTATATCGAGTAGTTTACATATGTTTTCAATTGAGCCAAAATGACTAATATATGTTGGTGCTGAAGCTATATCTGAATTATTATTCATATCACTATGATAAGGGATTCTTTTTAATTTCAGAAATAGATTATTAAAATCTCTTAACATTTCTTCCTCTGTTCTTACCATACTTGTTGATCCAGATGGAATCCAATTTAAACCTTCAATTATCTGGTTATATGTAACACCATTAAATACTCTTGAAAAGAGATTCCAACTATATGTACAGCCATTTTCTTCTAACTCTATAAACATAGGAGGTCTATTTAAAATGCTATATATTCTTGTGAGTTCATTTATTAAATCTTCTTTAGTTACTTCACCATGAATACTATTTAAATTATATTGTGGTATATATTCTCTACATATATCATTATATTTTATTTTTATCTTTGTTTCTAAAACTCTCCTTCCAAAACCTCTATGTATTAGGTTGTCATATTCTGCGACAGTTGGACATTTATTTAACTTGTGTGCTAGTTTTATAAGCTCTTTTATGGATATTTCAATTCTTTCTTCATCTGATAATGGTATTTCTGCAATTCCTGCTAAATAACAGGCATTTTCATAATTACCAAATTGTCTTCTATAATAATCATAAAATGGTCTCCAATCATTAATCTTAAAATCTTCCCTTGTTGGTATTTTGCCAAGTACGTTATTATACTCTTTTAATTTATCTAATGCCCAATCAGGATCTACCTTTAGAGTCTCTGTTTTAGATAAATTACAAATATTTAATATATCTTCTAATTTACTACATCCAAAAATATTCCTTGTATAAGTAAGAGATGGCAACCCGTTACTATTCTTAAATTCATCAAGTTTTGGTGTTCTTAGATTCTTAATATAAAAGTCCTGTATTGCTTTAATTACTTCTTCTTTTTCCCATTTTTTGTGTTGATTTCCCATTCTTAAACACACTCCTTCAAATTTTATATTTCCTACCAACCACACACTCCACCCATAAATTATAAAAAGGCAACAAAAAAGAAGGGAGGAGTGTATTCCCTTCTACTGTTCGCGCAAACAGATTGTTGCCTAAAACTATCAAATTAAATTTCCACACAATACAAAAAAGAACCCATACTGCTATGGATTCTTTCATAATCTAAACTTATAATACACCCTATTTAACTGCTCTAAGTTGTTTGTTTTCTAACATTTTAATTGTACTATTAATTACAGGCGTTAAATCATTGTTGTCTTCGATTCTTAACATACGAATATCTTTTACAGAAGGAGCAAACCAAGAATATTTCTGTGTCAATTCCATAGTTGCCATAGTACATACTACTGCATTCACTGCCTCTCCACCAAAATAAACACTTCCTTGCTGTCTTTTGAAACCATATTCAATTAATACATCCCCAATATCCTTATAGGCATTAGATATCGAAGTATTCCTATAAGTTTGCTCCAAAATTGAATTATCTAAGTCAAAAGCAATAGCATACATTAGATAACCTCCCTTTAAATTATTGTCCATATCATATCATTCCTTTCTTTTATAATCAACCATAATTAGATATTGTTACCAATATCTATAAAATCATACTGTGATATTTTCTAATTTTAACTTGATAATTCAGTCAAAGGAAAGAACCTATAATTGATTCTTTCCTTTATCCGTGGTATAATATTAATGCATGGATTCTTAATTGGCTTGTTTCAGCAAGCCTTTTTCTTTGCTCTTTTCTAATCTTTTCAATATATAATCCATACCTTTACTTGTCACCAGTGTTACAGGTATATCCGTGACTTCTCCATTAATGATTTTAATCTTAATTACCACTAAAAAGTACCCTGCATCAATAAATTGTTGATAAGGCAAATTTTGTTTCCCTTTACCTGACATTAATATTCCTTCAGACCTTAAAAAACCAAATAATTTGTTCCTACCACTTAACTTCAATTCTTTTGCGACAATCATCATAGTCTTATTGGTTTTAGAAGACATTACTTGATCATATAATAAAACCTTTGGTCTATCTTCTTCAACTTGTTTCCTTAACAATTCTAATTCACCTTTTCTAAGACTTTTAAGGATTTTTCTAACCCATGAACGAAATTCTTTTGCTTTCTCAGTCTTAGCTAAAAAAGCTACTTCATAAATTCCATCCTCATTAAATACTCTTGTTGTCTGCGTTCCAGAAGGAGAACCCATTTTGACATCGGCTGAAAATTCATCCTTTTTCAAATACTCATTTCTCAAAACTATCTTATTGATACCCTCTCTAGGAAACGAATATCCTAAAACCATACCTAATTGTTCACTAGTCATAAAAACTTCTTTATCTCCATTACTCCAAAAATCACATTCAGTTCCTTGGAACACTTCTGATTTAAACAATACCAAATCATTCACAAATGTCACCACCAACTTTATAACCAAGAAATTCTAATAAACAATTTTCACAAAAATCTATAATAACCTTCTCATTATCCCATTGACTCCCATACTGACCAACCTTATTAATTTGCCAAGATGGGTCAAAATGTCTATCTAAAATCTTATTGCACTTCTTACATATCATAGGAGTTTCACTAATGGCAAAATCAATTTGTCCTTCATTTAATAAACTAATAGAGAACACAGATTCATAGATGTTTCCACCTTCAAAATAATTAATCTCTTTAATGGTATCTTTAGGAATCATCATTTCCTGAAGAGTTGGTTTATTAATATTTATGTCATAAAACTCTAAATTGTCTCCATCTTCCACTAGTCGAAACATTTGATATGTATTCATAGACTGGATAGGAGAAGATAAAAATACCTGTACTTGCTTACCACTATAGGCATCTGAGATACTAACCAGTTCGTTACAATTGATTACACGCATAATTCAAAACTCCCTTATCTTTTAAATGTTAAGGCCGAATTAATCTTCCTTACATTTACTAGTATAAGGGATTGTTTAGGAATATCCAACTAGGTTAAACAGGCAAATTTAAGCATATAGCAAGATTATACCTCGTTATCTTTAGTTATCTACTTCACGCTTAGTATTTTGCAATATTTCTTTATTCTCAGGTAACTCAACAACTTTTTCTAATTCAATTTTACAAAAATCAGATAATGTCCTCTTGTAATGTTTAGCCAATATCTCAAGATCACTCTTTAATTCTGCTGTAGTTACTACTCCTACTTGTATTCTCTGTTTTTTCCCTGTCATTTGATTTGTTTTATTAAACCTTGGCATACCATCAATCCCTTCTCCTATATATTATACCATAATCATAAACTCACATGCCTTAACAAAATATAAAGCATATGTATATGTATTATTGGATAGAAGAGACTTGAATCAACTTTATAGATAAATTATATCATACTCATATAAACAATGTCAAATAATTTTATTTCTTTGTTTATTAAAAAGAATCCACTAAAATCAGTGGATTCTTAAAATATTCACATTCACAACATTCACAACATTTACAACATTTACAATGTTCACAACAACAATAAAAGTCAGAAACAAAACAATTTATTTATGTATTTAAATTACTAACTTAATCATCCAAATCACCAAAACTATCTAAATTATAATTCACTTTCTTCAATAATTTATCAATAAATTCAATCCCTTTACTAGTTACCAAAGTTTGCACTCTATTAACAATTTCACCATCATCGTCAGGAATTGTATATTCCCTCACAACAAATAACTTTTGTTCAAGATATTGTTGTCTAGGAACATTATGCTTTTCTTTATCATTTTTACTTCCAGTCATTAAAATATCATTATATCTTAAGAATGCAAATAGTCTTGTGCGACCAACATTAAATGATTTCGCAACGGAATTCATATTTTGGCTTCCATTTGCTCCAATTAACTGATCGAAACTTCTTGCTTTTGGAATTAATTCTTTATTTTGAAGTTCTAACATTTTTCTTTGTTTCTTTTCTTTAAAATATGCAATTCCTCTCTCATCTTCATCCATATCGAGATAATCTTGAATAAACGTCTCTATGTTAGGCAGAAATGCCTTTGCTAAAACATCTTTTGCTTTAAGTTGATATTCAATAAGATTATTCATAACTTCTTTATTTTCTTTTTGCATTTTTGGAGTGATAGATATTTTAGCTAACCACAGTGGAAGAAACTCAAGTTCGATACACAATACTTCTTGATCTCCACCATTTGTAGGGAGAACTAAATTTCGTTTCCCTTTAGAAAGTACAATATCTTCTTGGATTCTTATTCTTTCATTTTGCATTTGCCCTTTAGATAAATTTAATCCATCACATACCCATTTTACTCCTACATAAATCTTACCATCAATATCTTGAGCAGCCAACAAGTTAGCACCATTAAAATCCACTTCTTTAATCATTAATTCATTATTCATATTATTTAATCATTCCTCTTTCTAATTTTAATTATTATTTTATTTTTGCATTATGTATTAACTAAATCATATACTCTGTTGGATCTCTAGTCATTACACTTCACCACCCTTTCTATTCCATTATACATGAATAGAATATAAGTGTCAAGCAATAAATAAAATTAATTCAAAACAAAAATTAGAGGAGGGGATAATGAAATCCCCATAATTTTCAAACTAACAAACCCAAATAATCACAATCTAACCAAAATAAACATCAAACATTTTCTAACAAATCCTCTAACCAAACCATCCTTAACTAAAACTTCCTCACCATAATCTTGTTCCTCAAACTCTTCACTATAATACTCTTCATAATTCCATTCCTCATAATAATCAACACAAGGGAATTGAATAATCTTACCCATAATTATACCAACTTCTCTATGTATTCATCACCTATATCCTTACTATAAATATCCCTCACAACCCTTCGATGTTTTCCAATACACCCTTTTTCAATATCTTTCATTTCAATTGAAGAAATGTAATGTTGAACCAACATACGATCTTTTCCTAATGCCATATATTTTTGATGACAGTCTTCAATAATGTCCATCCACTGAGTTTGAGTTAGTTCTACTACCTCCCACTCAAGATCATATTTTGCAAGCAAATTTAATTCCCTAAGTTTTTGAATTTTAAGTTCAACATCTTCTTTCCCATCAATTATTACTGTCATTGGAATTTCAGTGGAGTAATAATCCCATTTCCAATCAGCATTGCGTTTTGTCATAGAATTAGAATAGATACCAAGTTTTCCACCAAATCGTCCATTTGTATCCTTGATGCAGTAAACTTTCTCCATATAAATATAGCACTCTCCTCTATACTTCTAAAATGTTAAGGCCGATTAATTTGTATTCCTTAACTAATATTAGTATAGAGTATTATATACTTAAAGTCAATAGTATTTTTACAATCAGTCTATAATATTTTTACTGCTTTCTATAACCTTATAATCAAATAAATCATCTAATTTACAATCAAAAAAGATTGCAAACTTCATAGCTACATCCAACATCATATTGTCTGTTCCACATATCTGATAAAGTCTCGACTTACTAATACCTAATTGATCAGCAATCCAAACTTGACTTGTTCCTGTTTTTGCTTGATACTCTTTAATTTTTTGTCTTATCTTATTGTTAACTTCAATTTTCATATTATAATCACTCCTTATCCATCTATTATACCACATTTCCCATATGTCTATCAAAATCAAAACATATGTATTAGGAGTGAAACAAAATAATAATCAGGAACCTTTACCTTCCTATCAGCATAATATCACACAAGACAATCTTATGTCAAATATATTTATTTTATACTTCAATATCCCAACTAAAAACTTAACGTCTCAATTTCTTCAACAATTCACTTGCTCTTTTATTCCTTGCAATCACCTTATCACTTGGTTTTCTCAACAACTCTTCTCTAATCTTATCTGCATATTCTCCTTCTGCCACAGTTTCTCTATCTAAACTCAATCTTATTGGTGCATCTCCATCATTACTTTGTTGTTCAAATCCATCTGCTAATCTCTTAGCCCAATCTACTGGATCAAAATGAAAAACATAGTTTTTATCATCTTTAATATCTTCTTTTGTTTTGATTATCAATTTTTCAATCTTATTGTCCTCAATTTTATGATTATGCTTCAAATATATCCCAACTAATTCCAAGTACCTACCCACATATTTTTCATAATTATCATCAAGAAATATTTTAACAAACTCTTCCAATAAAGCATCAGCATGATTTTGATGCCTGAAATTATCAAGTTTTGCTTTCTGAATACATTCTATTAGAATAGCAATATCTTTATCATTAAGAGTGATATCATAATTTGTGACCTTGCGTCCAACTTTCATTTGGAATTACCTCCTATAATTAATTTTATTTTTTACTTTACAAATCAAAACACAGCATGTATAATGATGAAGGAGATACAAATACAAAATACAATATAGAAAGGAAGTGATATTATCATTAGAGATGGGCCTTGGGTAATCAATACATAAGGGTGTAAAGATTATAAAAGTAATTAAAAAAGAAAGAGGTAGTAACCAAATGTTAAACGAAGAAGTTAAAGTCATCGAAATAAATGGAGAACCTTGGTATATCGGAAATCATATTAACAGTATATTTAATTATGTTAAATCTATATATTCTGACATTCCCTATTTTGGATATGTATATATTGTTCCATATGGTGATTACTTAAAAATTGGATGTACGAAAAATCCAATAATTAGAATACAAAACATAAATAGTACATTTAAAAATTATAGTCTTGTAGATGAATGTGAGAGTAACAGCAAATTAATGTTATTATCACAACCACATGTAAATTACTACGAAACAGAAAAAATATTACATGAATTCTTTGATAATAAGAGAAGAAAAAGTGGAGAATTATTTGATTTAAGTTTGAATGATATTTTAGAAAATTTACCTTATTTAAATTATATAAAAGTAAAAACAGAAGACACTGAAGAAGATTCACAAGATGTTAAAACTTTAAAAAATCTCTTAACTTGTGATCTTAGTAAATTAAATAAACCTAATAATAGTGTATTAGATTTAGATTATTGTGCAGAATTATATATACCAAATGAGAGTTTAGAAATTAAACAAGAATTTAAGAAGATTTTATCAGAGTGTAAAAATGGACTAAATATTAAAGAAAATATGTTAAAGTTAAATAATGTTCTTTCAAATGCAATTGATCATGCTACGGAAATAATTAGACTCAATAATGAAAAAATTAGGTATAAAAATGAGCTAATTATAGAATTATCAATGAATAAATAATATAAACACTATAATTATAATTGTTCTTATAGAGACTCTAATCCAACTTAGAGTCTCTATTCTTTTAATAATTTTATCACATGATCACCGCAAATCCTCTCAAAACACACACAACAAATCATTTAGACCCATACGATAATACAATCAACAAATTTCTGACTCAACACAGTCAATCCTCACGCTTGTAATTCGATTTTATAACGACAATAAAAACATTAAAATCAAAAACAAATATCAAAAAGACCCCTGACTAATCAGAGGTCAATAAAGAATTAATTGACTTAAAAAATTTACTCTAAACTAAATATAAGTGTTTCCAAAGTCATAACTTTCTGTCAAGGTTTTTCCACCCTCTATCTGCACTTTAATTAGATTATACTTATGAATTTTTAAAGTTGGTTGAATAAATTTCCAATCCATTGAAGACAATAAATTGCTTAATATTTGTTGATCAATTGAAGATATTGTCATATTATTATTCGTGTTTACAGAAGAAATTAACAAATAATAACTACCAACTGGAACATCAGCAATTTCATATTCTCCATATCCATTAGCTTTCGCAGTATAAATTCCATTCTGACCTTGAGGTATTTGTGATAATGTTAAAGAAAAAACTGGATTATCACTATTTTTATTGAGATTTTTTGGTATTAAAGCTATTTTTGCTCCGACATCTGCTTTGGTTCCAATAAATTTATTATACTGCCAAGTGACAGAACCTTTAATGCAACCAGTTGAAGTATCTATACTTGAAGATCCATTATTAATTATGGTAGTAGTATTATTGTTATTTGAATTAGTAGTATTATTTGAATTATTAACAATATTAGTATTGTCAATATCAATTGGTGCAATTGGTGCAATAGGAGTAATAGGTACATTTACATTCGTATCTGTACTACTTATATTGCCTAATCCTTGTATTACACTATCTGGAACAACTGCTGTACCACCAAAAACGATTACATTATCAGTATTTGTTAATCTTTGCTGATAATAATTTTTCGTACCATTAGGAGTAGCATTATTTACTAAAATAATTGGAGAAGATATTTTGGATGCATAAGAACTTCCACTTAGAGCGTCTGGAAATTGCTCACCAGTGGCAAGACAAATATTATTTGAATTAAATTGATTATTGAATTTTTGATTTATGGCTATATTTCTATCATATTTTGTTGCACCTGATATTTTTTCAACATTTGGAAATTGATTGGCAACATTATCATTAATTATGTCTGTATTTCCAATTATATAGGATTTCGTAATATTTGCTGAATTTGTATTAATATAATTTTTTACTGAACTTGGCATGTTATCAGAAGGAACCAATATAATCGGTATTTGCTTAATTGATGCTACAGGAGAAATTGAAAGTGAGTCAGAGAATTCTTCTCCAGTGCAGACTATTAGTTCATTTGGAGAAGGGAATTGTTTAGCAATTTCTATAGCTGTATCATACTGAGTTTGACCAAAAATTCTAGTTACATTAATATTCATTGATTGCAATTCTGTATCAATTGCAGATGATAATACACCTGTACCACCGATAATTGTGACGTTTTTAACATTCAGATCAACTATTGTCTGCTTTGTTATTGGAGTAAGCGATGTGTTTTCCGTAAGCAATATTGGAGCATTAAGTTTTTTTGCTAAAGGTGTTGCTGAGAGTGCATCAGGATAATTACCTCCATAGACAAGAATACAAGAATCTGAGCCATTAGACCACCCTTGCTTGGCAATTTGAGATGATGTGTCGTAACGGTCATTACCACTGAGCCTATTAATTGTTGGATTTGTGTTTGTTGCACCTAATGTTGGTAATACAGATGAGGATGTGAATAATAGAGCAATGGATAATGTGATTGTGGAAATTGTGGTTAATAGTTTTTTAGGGAATAGTTTTCTTTTCATATTTCTTTCCTCCATTTACTATAATTTGATTATTTGGATTTGTTTGTTGTGTTAAGTATATAGTAAAAAGGAGGAAATTGCTAGATTTTTATTGTGATTTGTTTCGACAATAATTTTATTTATTTATTATTAAGAATTTGTGATGAGTGGATTAAATTTAACAAATCATTTAAGCAAATAATAAATCCTAGTCATTGAGCGTTAGCGAAATGACTAGAAGCGTATTTCGACATAGCAATACAAGACCTTGCTTCGTTGGGTTATTTGTTGTTTTTATTGATTTGATATTTGTCCTACGGAACATTACGCAATTTTGGTGTCCCAAAATTACTTCATGGATATGATTTATTAATTATTATTTTATTTGTTATTATTGGTATGAAAATTACCAAAAGATATATTATATATGATTTGGTAAAAAACATACCAATAAATTATATTATAGTTTAGATATTACCCAATATGCTTTACCTCTTAATTCTCCTGCTCTTTCAGTTTTACTATTCATTAGAAAATTTAATTTATTTTCATCAAATAGAGAATTAATTGTTTTTAATCCTATAGATCCGTGATTTGCTTTTGGTGTATTCAATAATTCCTTTAGTAGCATTTGTTTAAATTCTTTCTGTTCATCTTTAAACATTTTAACGCCAACTAATCTGTCCAAAATATGTTCTAATTTTAATGCGTCTAATTCTGCCTCTAGATAAGTATAAGCCATATCTTCTATACCCATCCTCTCAAACAATTTATTCTTAAAACCATTTTCCTTATCTAATAATATTCCTTCATACATTATTTTATTTTGATTATATGTATAATACATCAACTCATTTAATTTCTTATCTATTCTCAACTCATCCTTATTAATAATATCATAAATTAAATTCCCATAAGTATTTTTATGAGCATTTTCTTGTACTAATGCGATGTCACCTTTTTCCCGTAAAATATTTGCATAACTTAATTTATCTTTAATGTTTTCTAATTTTCTTGAAATAGAATTGCCTTTCTTATCTTTTATATAAACTATTATTTTCTCACTACCTTTGATTCTTTTTCTTCCAATGCATTGAATTATGCTTGATAAATCCGCAATATCTACTATTATATGCCTAATAAAATCATCCTTAATATTAACCCCTGTATCCATAACTTTAGTTGTGCAAAGAACTTGTTCTTCAAATTTCTCATTTTCTTCAATATAAGCAACTACTTCAGAATTTACATATCTCGAATAATCATAATTATTCTTAGAACAGTAGAAAGCACATGATTCTAGCAATTCGCTCATTTCATGTGCTTTCTTAGCATTAGTAAAATATATTGCTTTTTCATCAGATGGTAAGTCAAACAACAATTTCTTAATTACATCATCATTCTCAAAGAAGTATAGTTTTTCTATAAACTCATATTCATTTTTGATATGATAATGATCTATTTCTAATTTTAATTCTTTGGTTAAATAATTTTTAATAAAATATGCAGTAGCAGTCATAAATATTTTAATACCTGATTGTCTCATAACCCAATTAAATGAAACATCAGTATTAAAAATGAATTCACTTTCTTCACAAAAATGATGTGCTTCATCACAGATTATGTAATTATAACCTTCAAATTCTGCTGTCTTTTTCTCTAATATTAGAGTTGCTAGGTGTTGGTAAGTAATTATTGTAATATTATCAATATCTACTCTTAATAATTCTTTCTTGGATTGTTTCTTAATTATTGTTCTATTGACTAGTATTAATATTTTCTTAAATGGATTATGATCTGATAAAGTATGTTTTATGAAATGACTCTTACCTCTTCCAGTTGGCCCTTCTATAAATACAATTTTGTCTGAAGTCCAATTGTCAATGTTTTCACTTGTAATTAGATCACTTATGTATTGTTTTTCCATTTAGTCTTTCGACCTCCTTGTTTTTAAGGTTATTGACTTTCAAAAGTCTTCCTTATTTTGTAGTAAAAATCTATAGATTCTTTTAATTGAGATGATTCAGGAAATGAATATTCTTCTTTCCCATTTGTATTTAAGACTGAGAATTCAAACCCTAAATTGTATAGAAATCTTTTAATTCTTTTGGATTTGATAATCATTAATAATCATTCCTTTTTTTAATTATTTTAGATATTTTTATTGAATACCTCTGTAAATTATAAAAATTCCCATTTAGAGAATTTGAAAAGTGTTGTTATATAAGGGGTTTAGAATATCAATTACCAATTAAAATTACCATTCTAACAACATTTCAACTCTAGGGTTGGTTTTATCATATTTAAATTCATTAAAATACAACTTTAAAAACTCTCCACAATCATCTTTAAAAACTCCTGCATCTACTAACCCATCGTTACATAATTTAGGGGTAAGCATAAGATTATCAAAATCGTGTCTTATATGAGTTTTAAAATAGAATGTATATGTAATAATTGCGTTATCTAAATTAAGATTATTTATTTTGTAATGTTCTGCTAACCATATTGAAAATTCTTTATATTTACCTTTAAGTGTATTCTGTGCCATACGAATCATGGAAATATATTCGTTAAGTGATGGTGGAATTGGTTTCTTGATAGGTGCAACTTTTCTCCTTGGATATTTATTGAAATAGTATTTATTATATTCATCCAATGTATTTTTATCTAAAGTTATTAAAACTTGATTATTAATTTTAATTCATCTCCTAATATTCCAATATCAAACAAAGACATCACACTAAAGCAATGCCTTTGTTATTTATTAAATTAATATATTTTATTTATTAATCTTATTTACTGTAAAAGTTCTTTCTTCAATTTCTCAATTATAAACACTTGGCCCTTTGGACTTACTTTTGTAATTCTGCTTAATTTTACACCATAAGGAGTATCAACACTTTTCTCTTCTACTACAAAATATAATGAATTCATTCCTCTTTGGGATGGTTCAGTAGAAGATGTTAGAATTAATCCCCATTCTCTTAGTTTTTTATATAATTTCTTCTCTCCAATATCAATTCCTTCATCTTGTGCTATTTTAGAAACTTGACGTACAAGAATATTATCTTTAGATTTTAAGCAAGTTTCAGCGAATCCTACCAATGGTTTCTGTTCTTCTATTTTATTTTCTGCCAAAATTCTTTTTAATCTTTCTTCTTTTAATTGCGTAGCCAATTGTATAATAAAATCTGGATCAGTAAGCGTCTTCTCTATTACTTCCTCTGTCATATATGTACCATGTTTACGAATAGATTTCAAAATTATCTTAACTTGCTTTTTAAATTGTTTTGCAATTGGTTTTCTGCTTTGCATAAGAACTTCATACATGCCATCTTCTGTAAGAAATAATGCAGATTGGTTTCCACCAAGGGTACAAACAATACTTGTGACCTTTTCATCGTCATCAATATTTTTTACCATCATAGAAGTATCGCTATGTTCAATCCAATTTGCTATATCTTTTGCTAAAAACAATGGATTTTCAAAATCTCCATAAATTCTAAAAGTTTTACCCAATACCTCTTGCTCATTAATTACAGTTAATTCATTATTATTTTTATTCTCCATTATAAATTCCTTCTTTCTTCAATTTATTTGTTTAATGTATTATTTAATGACTTTTCTTTGACACCATTTTCCGAATATTTCCGTAGTGCCTTCCCAAGAAAATTCTGCCCATACTCGTTTTGTAGTTGAATTAATTCCAATTTGTTTTGGGCAAATTCCATGACTGAGATAATAGTTGATTTGCAGGATATTGTACAAATATGTTACTTTTTCTTTTGTTGGAATTGTTTTTGTTTCTACTTTTTCTTCATTTATAAACTCATTCATTTTAGTTCCTCCTTTCAATATATTTGCATCACAACTTTGCAACACAAATAAGAGCACTTATTTCTAAATGCTCTTTATCTACTGCAAATATTTACTTATCGCAAAGCAATCCCTTTCCTACTTTATGTAGCACTACCATCCTAGCCAAATAATCTTTATATTTCTGACACTCACCAACATTTAAACAGTTCTTCTCACAATATTCGCTCGATATTAATTTATTTTGTTTTACATTCCCATTTGCTTTATTATCTGGGTTATTTTTGTTTTTCTTACTTGCCACCAAACACCACCTACTTTTTATTTATTTTATATTAATATTTAATCACATAGTTACACACGAAATAAATCGTTAAATAACATACTTAAAAATGAATCCTTTATAATGATTTGTTTCACCACGACAGACAGATGATATAGAACTATAATTTAATTTAATTCCAAAAACATTTTCGCTTTGTCGGTCTAACTCATGACAATTCTCAAATATTCCTAAAGAAATATTATTTTTAAATATTTCTACTGGTTTACCATTCATTTTGCCATTATTAGTAACTGCCTTAATCATTTCTTCTTTGGGATTATAATTACACCATCCTATTTTCGTTCCTCTTTTTAAATATGCTATAACTGTACTTACCCCTAATTTCATTATCTCAGCAATTTTAGTTGTGCTAAAATTATTACATTTTAATTCACATGCTTTTTTAGTTAAATTCGACAATGCGAATTCTTCACATTTAATCCATTGAATTTTTGACAAATCATACAATTCATTTAGTTTACTATTTAATATACTACTTTTTATAAATTCTAACTCAGAATATCTAGCATCAATTATTATGTAATTATTAATTCCATTTTCTTTTGCTAATTCTTCTTTGCATTTATCATTTTTTTGTTCTTCTTTGAGATTTCTACTTGTTTTTGATCTTTGTTTTTCTTTATAATGTTGTAAACCATGTACCTCTACAATACTTTTAAATAAGGATAAATAAAAATCATATCTTTTTGTAGTCCAATTAAAAGAAAGCTTCAGAAACAAATTCAGAATTTAATTGACTCAATAGATGAAATACAATTTTATTAGGATAACTAATTCCATCTCCGCAATTACACCCAATAGAGCGATTGGCATATATTGAACATACTTCCATAGATTTATTTTTTACTTTATTACAATCTGGACAAATTGGATATATTTTGTGATTAGAACCTTTTGTATACAATTTTGCTTCATCGTACCCTCCTTGAAAGTATTTTACCATCCAAGGAGCAACTGTTGGAATGTCATTTATACCTTCTACTACTATTTGACCAGTACAACATGAACAACCTTGTCCTCTTATTAAGACACTTTCTTCTATCCATCCTTCATCCCATCCACACTTATTACACTTATAATTATACCATTTCAATTTATTTCCTTTATTATAAGGATTATCTTTATATTCTTTATTTGTAATAATTATATCTCTTTTGTTGTCTTTAAATATAGTACCTATTTCTACTCTAAACTTTTTAGTTTTTTTATTTAGTAAAATACCTAATTGACATTTTGTAAAAGTGCCTGAATATATATTATATATATCCTCATCTTTGTATTTTATATCTAGATAACTTTTGTTATAATCAACAATTTCAATTTCCCCTTCAATATTATCATAAATGAATTTAACAATATATCCTATTGATTCTTTCCAATTAATAGTCCCTTGTTTACCATCTGTTACTTTTTCTGCTTTTCCCCATCTGGGCAACTCATCTAAAAAACATTTTTTCATCATTTTACCTCTTTTCTGCCAAAAAGCTTTGAAAATAGGATAAAGAGTCGTATAGCAGTACGCCTCTTCGTTTTACATTTAAATAACTTGCAAATTATTTAAACAACCAAATATTTATTTTTATATTAAATTTTAATCACAAAAGAAATTGTACAGTAGGGTTGTAAATTATTATGCGCGAGACCTCCTCCAACAGTAGATGTATCCTCCCATCTTTCAATTTCATCAGTTGCTGTTCCATTATAAAATGTAACTTCAACATTTTGAACCCCATAATTATCATTAAATGTGTGTTTGTGCGCTGGCATTTCCTCGATAGTTAAAACATGATTTTTGCTTCCGCCAATTTTATTTAACGCATCAAATTCAGTTTGAGATGAGTCTAATCCGACAGGCACCCTACCTTTGAAATTTGGAACATTAAATGTACTACTTCCATTACCTGCTCCATAACTTATTCCTATCACACTAAATAATGCTGAATAAGTCGTTCTAGATACTGCTGAACCATCACAAATCAGATATCCTGAAGGTGCTGTTGTTCCTGCATACATTTGAATTGTTCCAGTAATTCCACTAATATTAGATAAACCTTGTGGTGGGCAAATTTTCATTTTTATGCACCTCCAACCCATTTTACTTGCATAGTTGCATCAACAGATAATTGAAGATTATAAGTTGAACCAGTCAATAAAAGAACATCAAATGCATACCATTTATTTATATCAAGCGCAACTCCACTATTTAAACTACTAAGAACACCGTCTACAGCTAGAGATAAAATTCCTGTAGCACTTGTAGAAACCATTAATGTAGATTGTTGATAATTTAATGCGACATAATTTGATGCTAATATATTAGTGCTTGCTGTTACTGCTTTATTTGTTTGATTATTGATTAGATTTCCTACAATGTATTTCATTATTCCTTTTAGATTAGCATTAACTGAAGAACTTGCTGTTGGATCAATATTAGCAGTATCAGCTTTTACCCCTAATGTAGCAATATCACCATCTGCTATCATGACTGGATCAATATTAACACCTTTTGTATAATGAATCATAATAAAACTTGTTTGTGGTGTAGCACCATTTACATATCTGCATCTATAATATCTTCTACTTAATTTTGTCCATGCTAATATATTTGAGACTCCTGCCGAAACAACCGCAGATGATGTAGTTGTCCAGCTTGTTTCATTGTGAGATTCTTCTAAATAAAGATTTCCACTTTGATCTGTTAGTATCCAAATCCGCATATACCCATCAGGTATATCTTGTTCTGGTCTATCAACAACAGGTGATGTATATGTTGCATTTGCAAGGAGAATTGTTCCTATTGATGGAGCTCTAGTTGTGTCTACTAGAATCATAGGAGTGTCTCCATTGGACATTGTAGAAGTTTGGAGAATTCCATTATCATCTGTTTTTATGAAGCGTGTTTCATTGTTGAGGTTTGAGGTTCCAAGTATTTGTTCCATGTTGCCTGATTCATTTGCCATTGTATGGAGCACTTCCTTTCTTTATTGTTTGTTTTAGTTGATAATTGTTTTTATGGTTTATAAAACCCTTTTATATCAATGACTTTATAAGACATAAATATTGATATTTAGTATAAAATCAGTGATTTATTGGAGATATATAATTTGGTGGAAATAGTAAAAAAATAAGGAGAAGAGAGAAGCGTTTTATTTCTTCTGCTACTTCTCCTTATTTTTATTTAAACATAGGATATGCTTTAAAATCCTCTTTCCCAATTTCAGATTCATATTTGATTTTAATATTATCTTTAATATTATCTACTAAATATCCATCATCGAGACTGAAAGTAATTCCATATCCCTTAAAGTCAACCCCAAAAAAATTATATTTTACCCATACTACTTTACAAATTTCTTCTCTTAATTTAAGAACAACTTTTTCATCTTTTACTTTCTCAATATTAATGATTTCTATATCATTTTTGTCAGTATCTTCAATTTTATCTTCATTTTTTACTCTTTTTGGCATGAAATCACCTCTTGATTGTTTTTACATCTTATATAACTACTGAGCATTTTAAAGCATCTATCTTGTACGCAAAATCTTACAAAACAGCATGGTAAATTATCCATAGAACATTTAAAAGATGCTTCTAAACTATTTTGAAAAAGAATTCCTTTTTGACATAATTTCATACTCATAAAATAAATCCTTAGTTAAAAATTAACTTACAGTTACAGTGGCAGTTGTACCAACAGTATTCTTACTTGTAATTACACAAGTAATGACAGATGTTCCACCAGCGACTGTGGTTATAATACCTGTATGCAAACCTACGGTACAAGTTCCAACTGTTCCACTAGTAAAACTTAAATCTGCTGCTGGAGCTTTAAATGCCGCATCTCCATTTGTAGGAACTGCCCATACTGTCAAAGTTGAAGTTGATGGATGAGTTAAAGCAACAGTATCATCTGCTATAGCCAAAAATCCTACATTATCATACCAATTATTAGCATCAATTACCTCCGCGATAGTTGCATAATATCCAGAACCATTACAACCACCAGTTCCTGCAAAACTTAAAGCCATTCCCTCTAATGGTGTTTGCGCCACGCCGGATGCAGTCATTGAAATTGATTGACTTCCTGCGATCTGGAATCTTGGAACCTCGACCTGGACTTTACCAATAATACTAGATCCCGCAGCACTAGATTCATCAGAACTTGCTAATTGTGTATCAATTACTAATCTAACAACTGAAGGTAAGAAGTTTGAATTAACCGTAACATATCTGGCAGCAGAATCTAAAGTAAAATATTGAACACATACGATATCATTTTCTGCTCCACCAACTAAAGTAAAATCTTTGGTACTAAATGTAATTTTAGTTGTAACTCCTGCTGCATTTGTGACATAACCAAAAACATCTGCCCCACTAACATCTGGTGTTAAAATAGGTGTTCCTACTACTGTTCCTGTCCCACCTACTCCTAAAGTAACGTTTTCTTCTGTCCAAACATTTTTACCAGTAAGAATTGAAGAACCAACGTTTTGCCCAATCATATTGAGAGAAAATTGTGTTTCTGTAAGTTTTGCACTAAACCTTCCGCTATGATAATAAATGTACTGAAGTGCATTACCTTGCCCCGCCGAGATTTCTTCACTTGCGATTGTAATATCAATTGAGTCGTCCAAAATTGTACGACTGCGGAATAAAATGTCTCCTGTTGAAATATTGAAAGCCGTTACAGAACCAACTCCAACGAGAAATTTCTTTGCCATGTTATATCTCCTCCTTTATAATACAAATTACTTTTTGACATTACCTTTACCATTAACTTTATTTTTGAACTCTTCAAAATCAACCTTTACATCAGCGTATTTATCATCAACAGATAAATCACTCATCCAATGATCAACTTCTTGTTCAAATTTTACAAAACCACTCATAGAAGCAGTTTTATAAATTTCATAATGTAATTTATAATCAACTCTTTGAAGTATCTTAGAAAATTTTCTAATTGTTAAATTATAAATATCTTCCATACTTAAAGAAGTGCTTATTAAAACACAAATAAGTTGATCTTCCAAAGAAGCCATTTTCTTTTTGTTTTTATTTATAAATTCTTGAGCTTCTTTTAATGCTTTTTCCATTTTAGGATCAATATAAGTGTCATCATAGTCAGGTATATTTTGATAAATAATTATATTTTTTATATTGTCAAAATCTGTTTTATCAAGTATCTCTTCCCTATATCTGGTTACTTCTTCTTCATTTTTTCTACATATATATTTAATATTTAGATTAAGATTTATTTTTCCTTGTTCGTCCTTTATATATCGAATATTATTACTTTCGATACCTAAACATAGACTAAAAATTCCAGTTAGCATCTGAGCATAAATATTACCATTTTGATCATTTTCAATTAAATAAAACAGAAAATCCAAGTAACTCATACTAATTACTTTTGGGTCTGGTATTTTATTCTTTTCTATTAATAAGCAATTTGCTAACATATGAAAATTAAGATATTTTGACATTCTAATTGGATATATTAATAATGTTAAATTTTCATATTCATCCTTAAGTTTAGATATTTTTATCTTTGCTTCATCACTTATTTCGTCTAATTCAATATTATTAATTTCTGCTTCAATCTCTAATCTTCGCTTTGAAGATTTTTGAGATATATATTGTACAGGCTCATCATATATAAAATATTGATCATATTGTGATATATCCATATTTTACACAGACCTCGTACTCAAATAAAAGAAATATCCAGAAAAACTCGAATTCCAATTAGCAACCTTAATTGATGACGTCAATTGTAAAACACCTATACCACCTAAGTCTTGCCCATTAAAATCTTTTAGTATTTCATTAACCATAACTAATGGTTTAATATAATTTTCATCTAAATCCCATTTAGCATTATGAATTACAATCTGAAAACATATATCTACACTTGTTAGATATATATTATTTGGTTCAAATATAGGAATAAAAAATCTAATCTCTGTACGAGGATCAGATACAACATTATCATAGAACGGCATTTTGAAAATTTTTTGTTCATTATTTGGGTCAGTCCCTTTACCAACTAGATTTTTAATCTGAGACATTGTTACTTCGGGTAATGATAAAGCATCTGCCGAATCATACTGCAAACATCTCATAAGAGTTTTATTTTCAATTATTTTATTTCCAATATTAGATAATAATTTTTGAATACCATCTAATTTAATTAATTCATTATTGATTGACATTCTTTATCACCACCTTAAAATAAACTTTCAATCTGAATCCTAAATCCATCACTAACAACTGTTTCCCCAACATTCTTAACCCACAATTTCACATATCCCAATCCCAATCCTTTAATTGTACAAGTATTAGCAACACTATCTTGACTTGTAATTTGAGCAAGCGATGTTACAGAAACACCATCGTCACCAGTTAAATAAAATACTGATACATCAGAATAAGCAATACTATTATTTTTAAATACACAACTGTAATTTTCTGTGTAATTTTTTATAATAGACTGCTCACCATTAACCTTGACTGTATAATTATCCATCGGTACATCATAAACATCAATATTTACATATCCAACTACACTTTCATCTAAAGCCAACTTCACACTAATCACAACTCCCGGTATAGCATCACTACCAAACAAATCATTCAACAAAAATTTACCATCATCTGTCAATTCATATGTTTTATCTAAATCTAGAACCATTTCCTCATCAATAATGGTTTCCAAATCCCAAGAAGGAGAACTTTCTAAATGGAAAGTACATAAACCATTTGAATCTACTGTACAGATTCCATCATTAGAAGAGTTAAATATGAGCAATGGAGTAGGCGAAACTATTGTTGTTATGTTATTCACTGTTGCATTTACTTGAATTTGTAATTGTAATGTGTTGTTTTTATCTGCTTGGATATTGTTGCCATTTAGAATTTGAATAGAGTAAGTTGGAAATTGTTGTGATACTTCGCTATACTTAAGTTTAAAAACTAAAAGCCCACCGATATAAACATCGTCTGGTAAACTTTCTATTTGGTAAGAATGTAAACCGATTTTATATACATCATTTACTTTTATTTGTTCGGTTATTTCTGTATGAGAAATAGTTAAATATATTTCATTCGAAACTGTTGTGATATATTTGTTTTCTTCTGTTTTTTGTGATACTTTTTCACCAACAATACAAGGAATATTATATAAAATTGAATTTTGATCGTAGAATTGGAGGGTGTTGTTGGATTTAATCATACTTGCAGTTTTATATGCTTGTAAATTATCAATATTGCTTATAATAATCCACTTATTACCTTCCCATTCTACAATTGATCCAGTATTTACAACTGTTTCAATTGGGATATGAATTTTCTTATCATATTTTCCTTCATTTAATGGGTTTAAATGAGATTGAATTATTACTTGTGTTGTAACATCACTAATTATTACACTTTTACCTTCAGCACTATAATATCTACGAATATCAAAGTTTTCTTTTACGTCTGATACCATTTCTTCTTTAGAAGAATAATTTGAACTATCTATCCATCCTTTTCTTACATTAATTGGAATCACAACCTTGCCATAATGTAAAGTAGAGAATTAATTATATATAATTCTCTACTCAAATTACAATAAATTAAAATTCTGCTTTTGATAACCCTTCAATCCTAATATAAGATGTATCCGCAGCAGCTTTATAATATAATTTACTAAAAGGTACTGCTAAATTCTGTCTAGATTCTCCTGCTTTTAGTACCATTAAGTTGTTAGATGCCGATGCGCTTGCTACGTCAAAGGACAAAGTTACTACATTAACTGAATCATTTACAATAAGATTAATAAAAGACATATCCAATGTGACATTTTGTTCAACCTCATTTGCCGTTAATGATCTTCCTATAAAATTCGTTGCCATTTTAAATTCCTCCTCTTAATTATTTTTATTGGCTATAGTTAATTATTTCTTACTCAAAGGCTAATATTTGTACGACATCTCCTGCTATTAATGCTGTCGCGCCTTGACCTGTAATCTTTATTCTATTAGGAACGGTTGCAATAGTCGCCCTCCATGTTGTAGGATTATCTTCGCCATTCGTGTCAGAATGTTGAATAATAAATTTTGTTGGGGCAAAAGGCAAAGGTACATTAATTTCATTTGCTAAAATATCTTGAGCAGTAACAACACGATCTACAACAACCATTTGTTTTATTGCAGATGCACTACCTCCAACAGAATTTTCTACTGTACAATTTGATGCACTAGTTGTAGTAATAGTTTTATTACCAGTAGTGCCAACAGCATCCCATGTTAAAATTACGCTATGTCCTCCAGCAGATATAGTTGCAGTAAATGGTACAGTAGCTCTCGTATCTCCATTAATTGCAGCGACTAAACTTGTAGCAGAATTAGCTGCACTTGCACCATTTGTCCATACTCCATTTGTTACTACAGCTACATCTGCTTCTTGATAATCTACACCATCTATGACAACTTTCATTGCAGGTTCACCTGTAGTATTGAAGTCGATCACAGATGTTGACATTGTTCCAGGAAAATTAATCAAAGAATTAATTTGTGTAGTTACGGAAGTACCTGCGCCTGCACCCAATTTTAAATCTGCAATTGCTAATACATCTACATTTTTATCAGCACCTAAAACTAAAGCCTTAGACGCAACTGCTGTTCCTGCCACAGAAGTATCGATTAAATTTAACTCGGCGGCAGATGAAGTAATTGCAGTTCCACCAAACTTAGGTGCAGTAATATCTAATGTATTAATTTTACTGTTTGCATCTGTTATTACTGCTTTTGAAGCTAATACTGTCCCAGGGGTTATAGAATTGAAAACTTCTGCGTTTGGCGTTTTAAATTGAAAATCACTATATCCCATTATTTACTTTCCTCCTTTTTCTTATTTTTATCATTATGACTTATATTATTTAATTACATGATCTCCCTCTGTAAGTAGGGGATTCTCTTAATGAAGTTTGAAATATTTAAGATTTCTCCTCTTAGTTCAGGGTAATCATGCAAAGAAATATCAAATTGTTTCTCAATCATATGCATTAAATTATTTATTTTTAGATACTCTTTTTTGCATAAATCGTCAAAAGTAATTTCGCAGTTTGGAGTTTTAATTAGAATCCTACTGTTGTTGATATTATTAACTTTATTATTCAATTTTTCACCAACTTAATTAACTATTAGTATAAGAATTAAACTCTTGCCTGAAATCCTTAATCTCTTCCTTTAAATTACTTAACATTAATGAATAAACTTTTAATTCTTCTACTTTACTTTCTAAACGATTAAAATCTTTGGTTCCAATTTGCTTTTTTAAACGAGATAATGGTTTTAATAAATAATCTAAATATGCTTTTTTCATATTTAATGAAATTAATTCAATTTCATCTATATCTAAATCATAAATTGTTATACCATCATATGTTTTACTTATGATTAGATTTAAATTAGTATTATCTGTATCAATAAATGTTAATGTAATATTATCTGTAAGTGGTTTAGTGATTGTTAACATTGGATTTTCGATATCATCTAATACTACTGTATAATTTACTTCAATAGCAGATTTTATTTTTGTTGCTATTTGCAATTTTGTATCAGTATTTAATAAAGCAATTGTATATGTATCAGAGTTAATTTGAAGAGTTATATCTCCACTATTTTCTATTGCATCATAAATTATTAAAACTGCATTATTAGAATACAAAGTATAACTCAAATCATGTGGTGTAGTTTTGTAACTATACCCTATGGCAGTTTCAAAAAACTCAAAAACTAAATCTTGTTTGTAAGTAAAATCTATATCTGATACTTTTATGAAAAATTTATCATATATTTTTTGGAGTAAAGTTCCCAAAATCTATCACCTCTTTTCTTTGATTCGGTTATTCTTTATCATCTATTTTATCAGTTTTAAATGATAAACCTGTGTACTCGGTTAAATACTGAATCTTGTCATAATCATTTATCTTCATTTTCTTAGCGTAATTAACTATTTTTGATTTTTCTTGATTTGTAATGATATTTTCAGTTACATGCTTTTTAAAAGTGCTAAATGTTTTATAATCAAATATTTCTTTGCATTTTTCATCACTTAGAATTAGTTGAGTTCGCTTTTCTTCTTTATTATCAAAGCCAAGATGTTCTCTCATTTCTGGATTGTGAATATAAACTCTCGCATGTGACCCAATATTGTCCGTACCAGAAAAGAAAAGATTATTATTCTGTACTTGTGTTTCAATCTCCATATTTGGAATATACACTGTCTGATTTGCTTTTATGAATTCGTCTCCGTCCATGGAAAACCTCTCCCATGAGACATTCCAATCACATAAGTTTTGTACCTTTGAACGACTGTTCATATCAATTGCCATAATTATTTATTCCCTCCATTTTACCCTTTATTATTTTTTAGATGTTTTTTTATATTGCTTCTTGGATTTGAATATCTGTTGGTTTGATTTTTCTTAGTTCGCCAAAATCATAGTCAAATTCACCTTGAGAATTAATTATTTTTGAATTGTCAATGTCAAATTTTATGTAATGATGATTTTGATTTAGATATTTACGTGCGTAGGATAGGATTTCTAGAAGCTTTTGGTCTGATGGGATTAGGTCATCTTTTTCACTAATGATTCTAATTTCTTTCCAACCAGAACGTAGTAGCCCATAAGTTCTATTTCTTTCTCTTTTTATAAACTCTGCTTCTGTAACAGTGCCATACAAAATACTATTCTTATGTCCACCGCCATCGTACTCTAAATAAATCATTTCTTCTAGGAAAGCAATGTCCAAAGAAGATGTTTTTACAGGATAATTAAGTTCTCCACCAATTAGATTGTGTATATATTCCTGTTGTTTACTACATGGTGCTGATCCATTTTTATAAAGAGTTTGTCTAATTTTTTCTCTTATTTCTGGACTTGATAATGCATACTTGAAACCATATCTGTCTAAAAATGTTGCCTCAGTTCTTTCTTGTTTACAGTTGTTGCATCTTTCGCCAACTTTAAACTTTTCAACCAATACTTCATCTGGGTTTCCACAAGAACAAATATATCTTACTTTTGTTTTATTATTCTGTATTTCGTCTTCTGTGGATAATAATTCACAACCATTATCTTTAAAATAATTATATGTTTCTATGTATGGCGTTCTTAAACCGTCACCAGTTTTCTTATTACCACAAATTTTGCATCTATGACCTCTGATAAATTCTATTAAAGAAATTTTGCTTGGATTACCACATGAACACATATAAGGCATGTATGTATGTATCGCAATCTATATATTCGTCTACTAACAGTTCGCACTTTTCTAATTTAAAAATTTCTTTTGCAATTTCTAAATCATACTTATATTTCCCTCCTGTGTTACAAATAGGACACCTGTGTCCTCCGACATTAAAAGCTGTAAATGTCATTGGGAAGGGATGACCTTTATCACATTGAATAATTAAATAATCTTTACATCTGACATATTCAGTCGATATTAATAAATAACCTTCTACTGCTTCGACTATCCTTTTAGCATCTTCAAATGTATATTTACACTTTCCAGTGCAATGAGGACACCTAGGATTCTTTTTGAAATTAGTTATTGTTTTTGAGAATGTATGATTTCTATTGCATTGGAATAATAGTTCTGTTTTACTATCAATTTTATCATCAACACCATAGTTACTAATACATTTTATATCAACAGAATTTTCTAACATCCATTGTTTAAACTGATCAATATTTAGTTTCTTGCCCACATTTAATCCCTCCTATCGAATACCTAATTTTTTTATAAATAAAAGAAGAGTGGCTTAGGAAAACCACTCTTGTCAGTAATTAATTAAACTCGCGATTATAATTAATACCTATCTCTTATAAAATTAGTTTGATATTTACTCAGCTAGAGCAGCATCATATATATATCCCATCGCCGGAATTAGCTCAATTAGAACCTTGTTTCCGTAGGAAATATCGTATCTTGTAACTTCGGCTTTTTATAAATTTATATTCATATAGAATCGCAACTTCTATATCGTTTATAACTGCTCATACTTTCATATGAGAATAGACTATTTCTTCACCTTCAGCATTATCTGTTAAGGGCTTCCATTTTCCACTCGCTTGAGTGTACTGGCATTTCAGCCATAGTCGTTGAAGTTTACTCTATTCGAGTCTTACCTGCAATGAACATCCATTGTAAAAGCACTTAGGATTTAACCTTATGCCATCTCTCAACTTTTTTCTACTTTCGTTCCGTCACACTTAGGCATATTTCATCCTTATGTTGTGGCATGAGAGCTTTAGGAATTACCTGCAATTAAGGAAGTGTCCTATGCGCATTTCTGTACATACGGGGCTAAAGTTACCCTTAAATTAATGTCTGTGGCTGTCATACTAGTCAAACCACCCTGAATTCCGATCTGAAGGGGACTAACTTGGCCTTGTGGTAAGAACCACAAATCAGTTGTAGGTAATTGAGGAGCATAGAAATCTCCAGCGGTATTAAGATCAATCATATTATAGCTATTAGGCATTTCTATGACGAGACTTCCTTTATATACTTTAAGAAGACCAGTCTTCATTACTTCTTCCATCACTGAGTCTGGGAATCTAAATTCTGTTCCAGCAGCAACAACACTAAAATTAGCAAGATCACTTAACTTATTAACTGCACTATAGTCTCCCATAATTGTAACAGAAGAACCAAAACGTCTCGCTAATTTTCTTGTATTTTCGACATTAGTCTTAGTAATCCCCTCGCTGTAGTTTTTCAATGTGGTGGCAGCAGTAATAGCACTTCTTAAAGCATTGATATGAGAAAGAACCATTTGGTTAATAATAGAAGTCAATACTTGTTCATTAGCATAAGCCATCGTATCTGTATCACCAGACATTAATTCTCTTGGATCGATAATCAAACCACCTGTTGCATTTTGAACAGTCATAGTTCCAGTTCTTTTCTTAACAGTTGGGAATACAAAAGAACCAGAATTGGCTTGAACTCTTGATTTCTCTCCTTGTAATTGGGCAACGGAATACCTCAGTTCCTCGTTTGCCAATACCTTTGTTACATTCCCCATAGCACTATTAATAGCTAATCTCTTTTCCAAAGGTTGCTGAATAGTAATAGTACGAATAGCATTCAACTCAGCTTTAGCCTGAGTATTACCATCATTAGCCATTCCAGCTAAAGTTTTAATTTTATCCATCACTGTATCAACTTTTTTACCATATTTAGATACATCTTTACCATAAACAATATTTGTAAAAATCTCTACGTCTTCACTTAGACGTGATGCGTTCGCCAACTTATTCTTTACAATCTTATTAATCTCAACTTGTTCTGCATTCTCTTGTAATTTTGTAAAATCTATTCCAAAACTCATTGTTAATACCTCTTTTCTTTCTTATTAATTATTAATATTATTTTATAATTTTACTATTTGACATTAATTAAAAAATATTATATATTACTTACAAAAATTACATACAATAATCTATAATCTCATAACTTACAGATTATCGTTTGCCATTACTTCTACAACATAACCACCAGCAACAGTTCCACCACCTGCATCAATTGTAAATGCACCAAAAGTAGTTTTCTTGATTACTTTAAGATAAATTTCATATGCAGAAACATCAGCAGTTTTAGTCCACTTCATTGGATTGGTAGTATCTGCTACAGAGCGACCAATGACCAAAGCACCAACAGCAACGTCAGCAAAAGCATCTGTAAGCAAATCAGCAGACATATCAAGTTGAAGTCCTACCATGTCTTTAAGTCTAAAAGCACGAATATACTCATTTGCAACAATTTTATAGGAATCAGTGTTAATAATTTCTGGTTTGTCAATGATATTACGCATAACATAAATATCACCTAATTTTGCTGTAGCTAAATCTGGAACTAATACCTGAACATCAGATGTAACATTGAACTGATAACCATTGTATGTATCTGCAATTGCCTTTACATTAGGTTTGTTGGATACGTTAAGAAAATTTGAATCATGGAATTTAAATAAACTCATTATTAATTACCTCATTTCTTTTTATTTTTGTTATTAATTAACCACTACTATTTAACTATTACTCATTGTTAAAATTAATTATATATTTATCTTTACTTTCTAAAACTTAGTTAAAGAAAGATGGGATACTACCAGGAACCTTTTTCATTTCTTTTTCTTTAATAGAAATAAACATATCATTCTTAGTATTAGTTTCAACAGAGGTATCTTGAGATGCAATCATTTCTTTAAATTTCTTTGCACATAATTCTGCTTCTGCTTTCTTTAGTCCTTCTAAATCAATTGCTTCTACAAAGGTTTTAAGTGAATTAACTTCGCTTTCTTCAAAACCATTTTTCGTAATTTCTGTTTCAAAATATGCATTTACTTCTGCAATTTTTGCTTCTGAATCTGCTTTAATTTTTTCTTCTCTGAAAGAATTTACTTCGACAGTAAGAGATTCTTTTTCTGCTTTTTCAGATTCAAGTAATTTATTAACCTCTACAATTGTAGTATTCGCCTCATTTACTTTGCCATCTAATTCTTGATTTTTTTCTGTTAAGCTATTAACTTCTATTTGTTTTTCTTCCAAAGATTTAGTTAAAGTATTAATTTCTGTTGATTTTTCCTCTAAAGATTTATTCAACGTATTAATTTCATTGATTTTATCTTCGATTTTTTGATTGAGTTCTAATACGATTTTCTCATCCATTCTATTTCTTTCCTCCTTTATTTGATTATTTAATATATTTTTAACTGGTGTATTAACTTCGACAGATTCTTCACCATTTAGAGGTTTCCAATCTTCCTCGACTTTAATAGTTTCACCAAGTTTTACCTCACCATTTTCAATTGTGTAAGTAATTTGACAATATTCTCCTGTTTTATCCCAACATTTCATTATGAATGTTGATATAGTTGGATAAAATTTATGAACATAATAATAAGAATAATTTGATTCATCTATATTTTGTTTTTTATTGAATTTACTTTCAACAATCATAGAAATATCATTATAATTCATTGCATTTATTTCAATTATTGTTTTATCTTTATTGTCAATAATAGAATTGTCGTCTGGCAATATATTCACCTCTTTTTTTTTAAGTGTATTCAACTCTAGCATGAGAGCAGATTTATCAGCAGGAACCTCTCCTATTACAAGAGCATGACCAGAATATTGAAATAATTTTGGGATTCTATTTTTCTCTTTCCATCCCCCTTCATAAATTATTTTCTTATTTCCTAAAGATTTATCTGCACAAATTTCAATTGAACCTTCTACTGAATTGCCACTGTCATACTCTTCTTGTAAATAATCAATTAATTCTGGAAATCTTTGATCATATACGTATCCAACACCGACTAAAGCATCGATTATTTCATTATTGACTTCTATATTTTCAGCTATGTATGCACTTTCAAACGTTCCAACAACAAGACTATCTTCAAAAATGACTCTATTTTCTTCGACTATCATATCACCATGACTTCCAAAAGGAATTGTATTTTCACTGTCCATAAATTGGGCAACAAGAGGCATATTTTTTACTGATTCAATATTATTTTCAATATATTCTTTTTCCCAATGGATGCCATTTCCATTATATTCAGCAGAATCCTTGTGAATTTTGTGAAGAATGAGTTTGATGGGAGTGCGTCCTGCTTTCGATGTCTTTTTAGATATTTCTATTACACTATTTTTCGTTTTCCTCACCTCCTTTCAAATATTATAATTAAACTATTTATTGCTCTAAATCAGATAAATATTCTTGGACTTCTTTAATTTCTAATGGTTTAAAGTCATTATTAAATGGCATATAGATAATGTCAGTAGGAAGATTAATCAATATATACTCCTTTGGAATAGTGTCTAATAAATACTTTGTGATATTTATTTGCTGAACTTTATTAAAAAGAAGAGAATCAGAATCTTTTCTCATAGGAAGTTTGTTACATACAATTCCCTTTAGTTTATCAAAATTATCTTTTTGCCATTCAATTCTTTCATTTTGAACTCTTTTAAATTCAACTTCCTCTTTTTCTGATTGTTCTTTTATTTTATTATTCTTTTCTGCCAATTCTTTATTTTGTTTTTCTTTTTCAGTATCATATTTTTCTTTAAGACTATTATATTGGTCAATAAGTTCCTTATAAGTATCTTCTTTATCATCAATTTCTTCAACAACATAAGATAGATTATAATAGACCTTACTATCTGTTCCATTTGTTACTTTTTGAACTTTTGCATAAACTTCATATTCATGTAAGAAAATTTCATCACCTATTTTTAATTCATAGTCTAATTCTACCTCTAGTAACTCTACTCTTTCCAATGTTTCTTTTTCTGTGCTTAAATATGCATTGGAATAACCATTGTCATTTAATTTGTAGAACTCTCTGATTTTTCTTCCTAAGAAAACGCTATGCACTTTCTTATTTTTGTTGCTTGTGTTTGTATTTGGCATTATATGCCCTCCTTTTTAATATTTGTTGTTATTATTTAATTTAAAATAGTTTAACAAAACATATATTCCCATTTAAAATTTTTATATTTTTCCCAATGACCCAAACAACATTGGCATATAGCACTAGAACTAAATGCTAAAGTTTTACAAACATCACTCATAGAATCCCATATTTTTATTATTTTATTATTTAAGTCTTTTTGAATAATCTTTTTAAATTTTAGTTCTAATTTTTCAAAATATTCATATTTCCAAATAAATCCCTTATGCTTATATAATTTCCCTCTACAACATTTTGTTATAGAAGATGATTCAAATCCACTAGTTCTTGATGCTTCAGCAGAACTTTTCCATTTTTGTATAAATTCTCCCTCTAAACTGTATTGATATATTGGAATTATATTTATATTGTTTCTTAACTTTTCTTTTGCACTTTCAGATAAATTTTTGCCAATATGTGAATCACTCATCCTTTTTAATGTTTCTGCTGAATATTGAATTCCTTTTCTAGATTCACTTATTTTTTGTTTAGTCTCTTCTGTAAGTTTTCTGCCAGTATTTATAATACTTAAATGTTTCTTTTCTTCATCAGTTCTAAAAATACCAGTTAATCTATCTGCAATAATACAAATATTATACCCAACCTTATTATTGTAACTTTCAAAATGATCAATCCAGTATTGTTCACGTTCAATTAGACTTTCTCTATTTTTTACAATTTCTAAAACAACAGGTATTATTGAATTTCCATATTTTTTATATGCTCTAATTAAATATCTATTATAATGTTTTCCATTTTTTAAATCAGAAAGATGTCTTCTCGTTCTAGTGTACATGTCTATACTACTACCAACATAAATCTTTCCATTTTCAATATTATACAGTGCATATATTCCACATTCTCGTATGCTTATATCAATTATTCTACTACTACAAAAATTAGTAATTTCTATAAAATTTTTATCCATTTTATCATTCCTTTCTAATGAGAATCCTTTCTTAAAATTAAACAAATAAAAGAAGGCTAGTGAAAGGAACTAGCCTTATCAGTTGGATTGCAAGCCCAACCTATCTCTTATTAAAAATTACAATATTATTTTTTATTCTTAACTCTCTGTTCATTACTCTTTAAATTTTTCGTGGTTAATCCTGATTCTTTTAACTCTGAAGTGTCTTTCGGTGGCCTTCCACCCAAATTACTGTCTGGATTAGATGTATCAGCACTGTCTGTAGCTGTAAACGAGGTTATATGGGGAGCATACTGCTCATCGTAACCATCCTCAATTTCTTGATCACAAATTCCAAGATAATCTACTGGATCAAATCCGGCTGCAGCAATATAAAATATCCTGCTTCCCCCTGCAGTTAAGTATAGGTCTTTTGCTTTTTCATAAACATCCTTCTTATTTAACCATGTAATTGGAAGGAACTTTATATCAATATAGCTAAAAGGTGTAATACCTAAGTTTTCATTAATTACTCTAGTTTCTTCCCTTGCTATTTCATTAATATGCTGAAACACTTGTGCAGAAATCAAGTCTAAATTAATTTGTAAACTTCCCAAATTAGCACTATTACTTTCAGCATTTAAAGCAGAACTAGCAATACCTAAATTAGTCGATATCTTCTTTATATTTTCGTCGCTCAAAGTATCCGTAATTAACGACGCATCTTTAGCTAGTCTATTAATTGTTGTACCAGGAGCAAGACTAAGTGTTGAAATCCTAGAAATATTTCCACTAGTATTAACTTTTACAGCACCTTTAAATGCTTCGATAACTTCTTTTTGCTGAGTTGAATTTAATGAGCAAGACCCAGTTTTTTCCCCACTAGGTAAGACAAGGTAGTATATACTGCTTGCTAATTCACTAATTAATTGATATTGACTATCGTTATAGTCATCACTTGCTTTCATATCAACAAAAGCCGAGATGCCAAAAGGAATCCCATATGCATCAATTTCATTAGCTTTCGCTTTTAATGCAATAGTTTTTCTATAATCAAGAATAAACCATCTTTTACTACAATCTTTCTTATAATTCATATACGCTTTTACAAAATCACGAGGATAATTTTTAATTTCATTAAGTAATCCTCCGTATTTAAATTGATCAAAGTACATCATATCAAATGCAGCAATGGATATATTGTTTTGAAATCCAACTATTTTACAATAATCTAAATCTAAAGGTTGAATCATAAAATTATCATCTAATGACAATCCTTCTAATCTGTCAATAGATTCTATTACCATTGAACCAGTATCTAAATTTTTATTACTTGCCGTAGAATCCCTCAAGATCCCGATATATTGCCCGTCGATAAATAGATGTCTTAAAATATCTCTAGTAGTTCTATCAATATTCAATATTTTAAGTATTGTGTTAAATTTGTTTTTTTTATCTTTCATTTGTGGTGTTTTGTTGCGTAATGTAGTTATGTAAGATAATGTCGGAAGAGCTACCATTTTGTCGATACTCTGACCATATATACCATTTAATCCGTAGGACTGCCTTGATATAGTTCTCAATATTTCATTATATATCATTGGATATTTGACATATTGTTTTAAATCGCTCATTGGTATATTATCAGTATCTAATCTTCCTGTTGAAAATGAATATGAATTATAGGAGAGTGAATTTAATTCAATTTCATTTGATGTTGAGAATTGAGGAGAGGTGGTTAATTCTGTTTGTGGTTGGGTTTCTGTTTGAGTTGTTTTTTTTGTCAAGAGATGTTATTCCTCCTTTCTTTAAGGGATTTGTTATTTAATTTTTATTTGTTTGATTATTATGAGTATGAGAATACGAAATCATAGTCTGAATCATCTTCTTCATGCTCTAAAAACATAGCAATATAATACAGCGCGTAAACCGTAGCAGAATAACGGTCTTTATCTAGTCTTTTAATAACTGGTTCTACCGTTACAGCAGTTTGAGTTTTCTT